AAAATGCGTAGTGATGATAGTGTTTTTGCTAAAGAACGTGTAGAGGATGTTCTTCAATATAAGTGTCTTCCGGTTCCTGAACGTGGTCTGACGAAAGAGGATGCCGAATTCTATGAGATTCGGTCATCTGTAAGCACCAAGGACGGGAAAACTGTTGAAGCAACATATTTTCCGTACTACAGTAAGTCGGGAGAACTTACGGGGTTTAAAAAGCGGGATTGGACGGTTCCTAAGGATCACGACTTCCATTTTACAGTTGTAGGGACTGTAAAAATTAATGCACAGATGTTCGGCCAACCACAAACACCGAAAGGGGGTCGTAAGCTAATTATTGTAGAAGGGGAGGAGGAGGTTCCAGCAACTCGACGAGCAATCCTAGAGAGCCTTCGTGGAACAAAATATGAGGGTAAAATTGAACCAAGTGTTGTTTCTATTTCGATGGGGACAGCAAACGCGGCAGAATCAGTAGCACATAACCTTGAGTTTGTTCAATCATTTAGTGACATTGTTTTGGCATTTGACTCGGACTCTGCGACCCCGAAAGAACTTAAGAAAAACATTCTTAAAGGGAAAGAAGCAAAAGAGGAAGTAGCGAGCCTGCTACTCTCTGATAATATCTACACAATTACGCACCCTCACAACCTGAAGGATGCACGAGATTGCGTATTGCAAGGCTACGCCTCAGAACTTGGCAAGATTTTGGCTTTCGGGTTGGAAAAATACAGCCCGGAAAAAATTATCTGTGGTGACGATGTGGATATTGACTCTCTACTTGAACCTCTTCGTGAGGGTCATTATATTGAGCGCTACCCGAAACTTATGGAAAAACTTCATGGCATTCGGACAGGGAACGAACTGATTACCTACACAGCATTCAGCGGTGTTGGGAAATCAACACTCAACCGTGAAATTGCGTGGGAGTTGGTTGCTGCTGGTTATAAAGTAGGTTTTATTTTTCTTGAAGAACCTACAAAGAAGACGCAGCAGTCTTTGGTTGCTTTGGAGCTGGGTGTTCGCCTGCCCGACTTCCGAAAAAACCCTCTATCCGTTGCAACACGAGAGCAAATTCTTGAAGCTAAAGATAAAGTTATCTCTAACGGAAAAACTTACTTCCTAGACCACTTTGGCTCTATGAAGGTGGATAAACTGATGCAGCAGATCAAGTATTTGCATTTTATTTGCGGCTGTGAACATATATTTATTGACCATATTTCAATGGTTGTTGCTGGGTTGGAGAGTAACAACGAGCGTAAAGATATAGATATGCTTTACGAAGAACTAGCAGCCTTTATGACAAACAACGAGGTAACTATTCACGCAGTGTGCCACCTTAAGCGCGTCGAAGACAGTGGCCCCAAGCTTAAAGAAGGGGAGGAGCCTAAAGCTTACTGGAGACAAGTGAGGAAAGAATTTCTTCGTGGCTCATCGGGGATCGAACAAATGAGTAGCTGTATTGTGGCGCTTGAAAACGAGGTTCTGCCGGATGAAACACGAGGCCGGGTTCGAACCAAAATCCTCAAAGACAGGGAGTGGGGTGAACTTGGCGTCTGTGACACCATGCTTCAGCTTGAGGATGGAAGACTTCATGTTGTTCCAGACGACGATTGGTGGGTATACTACCCAAACCTTAAAGGTTGAACTGTGGAGATATTTAATGAAAGAAAAATTGAATTGGTGTGAGATTTTTGAGTATGATGAAAATAGTCCTACTTGCCTGTCTTGGATTGATAAGTTTCGTAAAGGTGTTGGCGGGAAACCTGTCCGAAGAGTTAACAACGGTTATGCAGGCCACTTGAACTCCCAAGGTTACCCAACTGTATATTTTAACAGTTGGCCATACGCAGCACATAAGATTGTGTGGGAGCTTTTCAACGGTCCTGTGCCGGAGGGCCGGGACGTAATGTATAAAGATGGAAATCCACAAAATTGTAAGATAAGTAATCTGGAGTTAAACTATGAAATCCCAAAAGACTGTTACAAGTATGGAGAATACTTGTCAGAATTCTTTTACTATGACGAAAGCTCGCCTAGCGGTCTGCGCTGGAAGAAAATCTACAAGAAAGGTAGCACAATAAAAATCGGAGATATTGTAGGATCAAACGATGGTGGTTATTGGCGGGTCCATGCCCTCGGAACCCATTACAAAGCCCATAAAATAGTGTGGGCTTTACTTAACAATTTTGAAAATCAAGACGGTTTGCATATTGACCACATTGACGGAAACCCATCAAACAATAAGATTGATAATCTAAGGTTGGTAGAGCACACGCTGAATGCACGCAACAAACCTAAGATGAAGAGCAACACTTCAGGGATTCATGGTGTTTGTTTTCAAACTGTTAAAACCAAAGCTGGAAACTATGTTGAACGGTATGTTGCAGGTTGGCGTGATTTGACAGGTAAACCGAGGACAAAATGTTTCTCAGTAAATAAATACGGTGCGGAACTAGCTGAATTTCTTGCACAAGAGTATAGAGAACATCAGATTATGCTACTTAACCTTATGGGCGCTGGTTACACAGATCGTCACGGTACGGACTAGGAGGCTTGACACCTCCTACGTTTTCTGAAACAATAAGCAAGATTTACAAATACTAGGAGGATTCATGCAACCTTGGCACATTGTTTGGGATATTGAGAGTACAGGGCTGCTCAACAGCTCCACCATTGATTACACAAGCGTTCCTTATAAACTGAAGCCCTCGTTCGGTATTCACTGCATTGTTGTCAGTGTAATGATGAACGGAAAGGAATACATTTATGGTTTCCACGATGGTGAGAAGTACATCTTCGATGGTCGTGCATATTCGCTGACTGTTGAAGGGATTGAGTACAAGCTTGAAGCAGGATACGAACCAGTAGATTATATCCACAAACCTCTTACAGACTTCCCAAAGTTTGTAAAAGCTATTCCTGAGAACAGTGTAGTTGCTGCACACAACCAGATTAATTTCGACTTGTTAGCTGTAAAACTGTTTTATGGTGTTCCTTATGAAGTTGAGCGGAACATGGCTGTAGATTGTGATTTGGGAGACGACTATTGGGACGGAAAGAAAGTAATCTTTGACGATACGCTTGTACGTTCTAAGACATTAAATCCTGACCGCTTCGGTGGACACTCTCTGGACGCCTTGTCTGAGAAAACTGGCACACGTAAGATCGCTTTTCGTAAGCATTTGCCACAAGAAGATCGGTTCAAACATTTCGGCCCCGACATGCTTTACTACAACATTTTCGACGTTAAGGCAAACCGTAGTATTCTTCCTATGCTTGATTTGGAACAGGAGGTTTACGGGTGGGGTAGTAAGTGGAACAAAGCCATTAAGCTTGAGAAAGCTGTTGCAGAGCTAATTACAAGACAAGAACACCGTGGTTTCAAGTTCGATCTGGATTTGGCGTATAAAAATCTTGATCGTCTGGATGCGATGATGGCTGAGCGGAAGGTGAAGATTGAGGCTATTCTTCCCAATCGTCCTGCAACCAAGAAAGTACAATCTGACTTCACCCCGTGTAAGATTCAGTTTAAAAAGAATGGGGATATTTCTTCCAATCTGATTAAGTTTGCAGAAAAGATTGGTGCAGAAATTACAGAAGAAAAGAAATTTATTTTTAAAGATAAAGTTTATGATCTTCCGTTGCCTTTGGAACCTCTGGTCACTGAAATGGTTGCAACGATTAACGACACCACCCACATTAAGGAGTGGTTGGTCAGCCTCGGTTGGTTGCCCACAGAGTATAAGGAGAAAGATTTAACGACAGATACAAAGAAAAATCGTCTCCCTGAAGAGAAAATCCGGGCTTCTATTGAACGGTATGTAGATCAGACGGTAGAAAGTAATTTCTGCAAAGATCGTTGTGAGCATTTGGGAATTAGTGTTGGTCCACGAATGACGAAACAATCTATAGCTGATAAGCTTAAGCGTGAGTTGGAAAAGCGGATGGAACGCAGGGGAGGTATTAAGGTACTAACAAATCCGAGTTTTACTGTAGGTCAAGAAAAGGAAATTTGTCCTGATTTGGAGAGGTTGGCGAGTTCTTCTGAGGAGCTTCGTTGCATCACAGATATCACAGAATATTTGACTTACCGGCATCGTCGTAACAGTATTCTTGGTGGCGGTGCAGATTGGGACGATGATGAAGAACCGGAGAAGGGGTATCTGTCTGCTGTAAGGGAGGACGGGCGTATCCCAACCCCTGCTGACACTTGTGGAGCTGCTACGAGTCGCATGAAGCATCGTCTTGTTGCGAATATCCCCCGCGTATCGTCGATGTTTGGGCATGAAATGCGAGCCATGTTTGGTGTTGATGACACTTGTTACCAGATTGGTTATGACTTTGATAGCCTAGAGGCACGAGAAGAAGCTAACTTTTGTTGGCCATTTGAGAAAGGACAAGAGAAAGAATATTGCAATTCCTTGCTCTTGGATAAGCCGAATGATGTACATACCAAGATGGCTGAAAAAATCTCTGCTATCATCTCCCGCGAATTTGGGCGATCTCCGGCGAAGTCGGTTAAGTATGGAGCCACATACGGAGCACAAGGGCCGAAGATTGCAAAGACAATTGGGTCTGATGTTGAGACAGGTAATCAAATCTTTGAGGCTTTCTGGGAAGCTGCTGCACCCCTGAAGAAACTGAAAGATGCTTTGAATATGGAGTGGGCTAAGTTTGATAAAAAGCGGATTATTGGAATTGATGGTCGTTTAGTTCCAACACGCTCTGCACATGCTATTCTGAATAGTAAGTTTCAAAGTTCGGGTGTTATTTGTGCCAAGCGGGCTATGGTGCTACATGATCGTAAGCTCAAAAAGCATGGGCTGTTGGTGGATTTCTTCAGAGATGATTGGACTAAGAAAGACTTCTGTCAGCAGCTTATCGCATACCATAAATAATTGTGGCCTTGTACGGTGACGTACATGGAAAAACCTTTTTAATTGCTGGAAGACTAAGGATTGACAATTGTATATCTTCTGGTACAATTGCAAGTCTATGTTAATCAGCAGCCAAGGGGTTTTAAAATGAATAGTAAAGAGATGTTCGGGTATCGTGTGTTTGAGGATGGTACTGTTGTCGGGAAGCGTGGGCAAGTAATGTCACCTTCGAACAATGGGCGCGGATATCTGATATTAGGTCTTATGTGTGAAGGAGTTAGAAAAACCTTTGCTGTACATAAGCTGGTAGCTTTGTGCTTTGTGGACAACCCGGAAAATCTTCCAGAGGTAAACCACAAAGACGGAGACAAGCTTAACAACCATTTTAGTAATTTAGAGTGGTGTACTAGAGGTTCTAACATACAACACGCTTTTGAGACAGAACTTCGGTCGGCATCGGGAGAAAGTAATGCTCGGTGTAAAACGGATGAGAAAACAGTACGGGAAATATGCACACAACTGGAGTATGGAAACTCTTGTACTGAAATTCGCGACAGAGGTTATGATTACAACCTAGTTCGGGCTGTTAAAAGCCGAAAGAATTGGAATCACATCTCTAAAGACTATTCTTTTTAAACTCAAGGTTCAGAGACTATCGAAACCACGCAGAAATGTGGAAGGGAGTAGAGTAGGGCAGGCAAGCTAATGGCCGCTCGAAATGGAAGGGGACTCTTAGGAGTTCATGATATAGTCCGATCCTACGTGAAAGCGTATGGCAGCATGTAATGGTGCGGGAGTGTCTTGCAAACACTCTGAACATTTGGATGAGGCCCAGCTAGAGACAAACAAAGGTTCTGTAACCTTTAAAAGATTTGAAACTAAAGAGGAGGCTCAAGCATTTAAGGATCAGCAATTTGAGGAAGAAGGGAAGATTTGGAGTGACATCAAAGATTCACCCAGAGGGGGTGTATATGTCGCCTATTGCTTAGGGGGCCAGCTTGCGGTAGAATCCGTAAACCAATCTGGTAGGGATTATGGGATGGTTATTGATTTGACTGCTGGGTATATGGTAGAGCGTTCGTGGGCAGGTACGCACTAATACAATATAGGAGGTAGAGTGAAGGTTTGTGTAGTTTGCCGGGAGAACAAAGAACTCTCGGCTTATTACGGGTTTACACGGTCCAAGGACGGGTATTCATACCGTTGCAAGGAATGTGATAGAGAGGCTCGTAGGAAATCGAGAAACGGTGAAGGCGGAGAAAGAACCCGTAGAGGGTATAGAGACAGGAAACTTAAGATTAATTATGGAATTTGATTAGAAGATTACGAGATTATGTTAGAGGAGCAAGGGGGTTGTTGTGCTATTTGCGGGACAAATAATCCTTATGGAGAGGGCCAAATTCATCAGAGGGCCAGAATGTCTTTTGCTGTAGACCACGATCATGGAACAGAATTGGTTAGAGGACTACTGTGTAATCTTTGCAACAGGGCATTAGGGTTCTTTCAAGATGATCCTGAAATTATTTACAAGGCGTGGGAATACTTAGATAAGCACAAATCTGAAAAGACGGGTTGCCATTAAACAATTTCCCAAAAATCAGCTTGATAACCAAACAAAAACGTGCCATTCTACGCACACCTAGAGATAAAGAGGAAATCAAATGACAAAAGAAGAGCAAGAACTGTTTAGTGCCTACAAGGAAGAGTGTGAAGCTTTGTGGACACTAGCTCAGGAGATTGATGTGCGTTTACCAGAAACTCCGGGAGCTTTCACCGGACCTCCCAGTGAACGTATCCGCAGGCAGCTTGTTAATATATTTGAGGAATCAAATGACTTACGATGAACTTGATGAAATCGTGGATGACGCATGGCTTGCATTCTTCAACGTTTTCAAGGATAATGGACTAGACATCCACAAAATTGAGCAAGCAATGGATAATAAAGATTGCTTTAA